CTCAAATTTCTTTTTTTCTTCCTCTAGTTTGTTTATAACATTTTTTTCTCTATCACGAAGTTCTGCTGCTAATTCATATTTTTGTTTTTTAATAACATCAACTTTTTCTTTTTTAATGTCATTAAGTTCTTGTTTTAAATCCTCAATATGTTCTGGTAATTTTATATCAATTTGCATTCTTGACCCAACCTCATCTAAAATATCAAATGCTTTATCAGGAAACTCTCGGTCTGTAATATATCTATCAGCTAATTCAACACATAAAGTCAAAACTTCATCAGAATAAGTTACTTTGTGATGTTGTTCGTATTTTTCTTTACTATTTTTTAGTATTTGAAAAGTTTCTTCTTTTGTAGATGGGTCCACAATAATTTTTTGGAATCTTCTTTCTAGAGCTCCATCTTTTTCAAAATGTTTCCTATACTCGTCAAGTGTTGTTGCACCAATACATTGAATTTCACCTCTAGCTAATGATGGTTTAAAAATATTTGAAGCATCTAAAGAACCTGACGAACTCCCAGCACCAACAATTGTATGAATTTCATCAATAAAAATAATTATGTTTGGCGAATTTTGTAATTCTTCTAAAATTACCTTCATTCTTTCCTCAAATTGACCTCTATATTTTGTTCCGGCAACAACAGAATTCATATCTAATGAAACAATTCTTTTGTCAGCAAGATTTTTAGGACAATCACCATCAATTATTTTCATTGCTAAACCCTCAACAATTGCAGTTTTACCACATCCAGGTTCACCAACAATTATTGGATTATTCTTTTTTCTTCTCGAAAGAACTTGAGCAATCCTCATAATTTCTTTTTCTCTACCAACAACCGGATCTAATTTACCTTCAATAGCTAGTTTGTTTAAATCTCTGCTAAAATTGTCTAAAACTGGTGTTAATCCATCACCCTTTTTTTTGTTTTTGTCGTTGTCATCAATAAATTCTAATCCCATATTTTAATTTTTATTTTAATTTTAATTATAAATGAACTTGTAGTCAATATTTGACTTTATGTCAGTTTAAAAATTAAAAACCTGACAATTTGTCATATTTATAATTTTGGTATACATTTAGTAAAAAAATAAACAAAATAAACTTATAAAAAACAAAAAAAATGTTTAATAGAAATTTTAACAGATTATTTAATGAATTATTTAACGACCTGGATAGACAATTTTTTAATCCAGAAAATTATGAAAGAAAAAATTTTACATCTGATGATGGTTTTTTTTCTTATACGATATTCACAAATAAAATGAACCAACAAAATAAACCAAATGAAATTTCATTATTAAAACAAGAACTTGATATTGCGGTAGAAGAACAAGATTTTGAAAAAGCTGTGGAGTTGAGAGATAAAATTAAAAATTTAGAAAAGAATAAAGAAAAAATAAGTAAGCTAAAAAAAGAACTGGATGAATGTATAAAAACCCAGAACTTTGAGAAGGCGATAGAATTAAGAGATAAAATCAACTCCCTAAAATAAATAAAGTCCACCCCAAAAGGGTGGATTTTTATTTTGTATAAAATATATTTATTAAAAAATAATAATTATGGCAATTACAAAAGAAGAAATTAAAGGAACAAAAATATTAAATGAAGTTCAATCATCAAATTTAGTAAGAACTGAATATGACACAGAATCAAAACTTTTAGTTGTTGAATTTAAAAATGGTACCAAATATGAGTATGAAAATGTTCCACACCAATTATATACACAATTTAGAGGTGCACCATCACAGGGAAGTTTCTTTAGTTCTAAAATTGCAAAAGCACATAAATACAAGAAATTAGGTTAATTTCATATACCATTATATTTATATGTAATGGAAAACGAATTACTAAAAAGTTTTGAACCAAGAAAAGAGTTAAATCCAAAAATTTGGGAAGGTTCCGGTAAGGATATGAAAATGAATCCAGAGGTTAGAGAAAAACTTCTTGAGATTTCAGATTTATTTTTGGAGTTTGTTGGTACCGATATTTTAATCACAGATATTATAATGATTGGATCATTAGTTAATTATAACTGGTCCAAATTTTCCGATATTGATTTACATATAGTATTAAACTATAATCAATTCCCAAATAACTCAAAAGACCTTTACGTTGAATATTTTGATTTGAAAAAAATTGTGTTTAATCAGAAACACGACATAAAAATTTTTGGGTATGATGTTGAGTGTTTTGTTCAAGATGAGGCTGAAACCACATTTAGTAGTGGTATATACTCAATACTATATAATGATTGGGTTAATGAACCAAAAAAATTAGATAATAAAAATGTTGATATAAAACTTATTAAAAACAAATCAAAACAATGGATGAGGATTATTGATGGTGTTGTTGATAATATTGATGATGAATCTCCAGATGTTATTAGGTCAATTGTAAAGAAATACAAAACAAAACTTAAAAATTTTAGAAATTGTGGTTTAGAAAAAAATGGTGAAATGTCGGTTGAAAACCTAGTATTTAAACTACTAAGAAGAAATGGTTACATAGAAAAATTATACGACTTACCAACAAAATTAATTGATAAGAAATTATCAATGAATCAATAATTTAATTAAAAAACAAATAATCTTAAATATTGATATATTTATTAAAAAAAAATAATTTATTCAAAACAAAATATTATGGGCGGATTAAAACCTATTGGAAGTGAAAAATTGCAAGGAATGGATAAAATCAAAAGAATGATTGAAATATCCCGTTATAAAGAAAATGTTCCGCAAAGAATCAATGAAGATAAAAAAACAGAATATACTATTGGTCTTGCTGATGGTAATGACTATGAAATTGTTAGAGAAAAACAAGGTTATGTTATTAAAAAACAAATTTCTGAATCAGTAAGTGAATATATCGAACCTATGAGAAATAGAAAATATTATTCTTCATATTCTCAAGCGTTAAAAAGATTAAATTTAATTACAAAAGAAATAAATTCATTAACCGAAAATAAAGAAGAAATTTCTTTATTTGGTGAACAAAAAAAATTTAAATTAAAGGTCCCAAAAGCTGAAGGTGGGGCGGATACTGGAGGAGCTCCAGAATTACCATCAGCACCTATGCCGGCACCAGCACCCGCACCCGCACCAGATATGGGTGGAGCACCAGAAACAACGCCTATGCCAGATGAAGGTGGAGCACCAGAAGCAGATATGGGTGGAGCACCTATGCCGGATGAAGGAGGAGCGCCTGAAGATATGCCGGAACCAGATATGGGTGGAGAAGAACCAGAAGGTGAAGAAGAAGGCGGGGCAGTAACTTTTAAATCAATTCAAAAACTTGTTGGAAAATTAGGTCAAAAACTAAGAGCATTTTCTGAAGATCAAGAAGAGGGTATGTCAAGTGATGACGTAAAATATGTAATTAATTCTGTTTTATCAGCCCTTGATTTATCAGTTTTAGATGAGGATGATATGGACGAAATTATGGCAAGATTAGAAGGTGAGGAAGAAGATGGTGAAGAATTTGAACCGGAAGAAGGTGAAGACGAAGAAGATGGTAGTTCAGAAGATGAAGAAATTGCACCAGAACCACCTGAAGCACCAGAAGGTGAAATGGCAGAAGATTTTGATGATATGGGTGTGATTGGTAAATCAATTGCTAATAGAATGTCAAAACAAATGTCAGATAATATTGGTAAAATGAATGTTTACGGTGATTATGGTGGTGAACTTGATGAATTTGAGGATCCGTCTTGGTTTGAGGATGCAGATAAAATTTATGGTCAAAAAGATTTTGATTTTGGATTTGAGGGTACCGGTAAAGATTTTTCAATAGAGGATGAAAGTGTTCCATTTAGAAAAAGAGGAGGTAGAGGAAGAATTTCATATGGTGATATTGATGAAATGTTTAGTGAGTCAAAAGTTGATAAAATATTAAAAAGTTATTTAACTGAAGATGTTATAAATAAATCTAAACCATTATATAAAGAAAATAAAAGTGAAATTAAAAGATTATCAGAATCTGTTAGACAAGAAAGAGGTGGTTTAAAATTTTTAGAAAATAACCCAAATTCAGTTTTACTTGGTAAGACAAATAAAGGAAATCTTTTATTTAAAAACGGAAAATATAATTATAAAATCAATATAGACGGAAAGGTTGAATGAATTATTTGATTTACATAAATGGTTTAGGACCTAATTATAAGGGAGAAAACATTTATGAATTTATTTTTTCTGAATCGTTGATTGATGTTTGGGGTGAAAGTTGGGAAGTAAGACCAGCAAACGGTTACCCAAGTCCTCCAGATATTGAACATATTAAAAAGGTAGGTGTTTTGATGAATAGTAATATTACTATGGATTTAATTCAAGATTCCGATGTTTTTTCAGTTCAAGACTCAATCGATGATGTTATTGCATTAGGATGGGAAAAAGAAGAAGATTTGGATTTTTCATTGATTAAAAGATTGGTTTTCCGTTACGGTGAAACAGAACAAAACGTTAAAGATAAATTATACGAGAGAGACCTTGTATTAGAATTTGAAAAAAAAATAGTATATGAGAACTAATCAATACATTAATATATTACTTGAAAATGGTATTCATTTTAATACCATCTCAAAAATGAATAGAAATCAAATTAAAGTTTTAGCTGAAAGATTTGAGACAAAAGAAGCGGTACAAACAGTACAACAAACGGGCTATAAAACAACAATAACACCGGGTTCTCAAGCAAACTTAAATGTTCCAAGTGGTGCTGACATTTCTGTCGACCCAAATAAAGGGATTACAATGATGTCAAAAGATAAACCAGTTGGTACTGGCGAAATACCAGAAGGTGAAGTTAAAGAAAAATTTGAATCAAAAGCACAACAAGGATTATTTTATGCGAAATGTGGTGATGGAAAAACAAAAGAGCAAAAAAAATGGTGTAAAATGAAAGATGAATTTGAAAAATTTACATCAAAAAAAGATTACAAAAAAATGCCAGAAAAATTACACCCAGAAAAAACTGTTAAATACAAAAAGAAAAAAACAAACGAAAATTTTGAAAAGTTTTTGGAAGATAGAATTGTTAATATGTTAGACGAATATATTAATCCATCTATGACAAAAAGTGATTTGTTGAAAACTCTTAATGAAAAAAAGGAATCAATGGTATTGAGAAGACCTAAAAAAATGTCTATGTTTTCCGATGAAGAAGGAATTGAAATGAAAAAACCAATCGGAAAAATAACAAGTTTAGGTATGATGGAAAATAGTACAAAAGAAAAAGAAGCACCAACAAAACCGGGAATTAAAAATCCACCAAAAAGAAAAAATCCTTTCAAGGATCCAAATCCAGGTGTTAAAGAAAATCCTAAAGCTGAAAAGGAAAAACAAAAAAGTGAATTTATGTCAGCAATAATGCAAGTATTAAGTTTATAATAATGGGAAATAAAGATATTGAAAAATTAATTAGAAAAATTGTTAAGGAGGCTCCGGTTGATTACGGTGATTATCCTGAAAGAATGCACCCAAGAACTCAAGCACGAATTGAGGATCCAGAAGGAATTTACGCAAAAAACAGAGCGTTTAGAAAAGGTGTTTCTGATGTTGAAAGAATGGCCGGTAGCAGATTTAAAGAAATTGTTGATTATGTTAAAAGATATTATGAAACGGATTTAAATATTACGGAACCAAGAATTAAGAGAGCAATCCAAATGGAACAAATGATGTCAGTTCAACAAGCAATGCGAATTGAACCTACTAATAGAGAACAATTAAGAGATTTAGCCGTAGAGATTGCAGCCAAAGAAGAAGGATGGCTTCCATATAACAAAAATATGGAAGAAGCAATTGCCGAAGGTTTTGTATCAAAAGAAAGAAAAGAAGGTGGTGTTGTTTACCAGTTTGACTTTGTAAATATGCTTACATTTTTAGGTGAACAAAGAATTAATCCAACAATATTTCAAATGAAATCAAAAGAAAGTAAAAAATTACCATTACCACCTAATTTTTCTTTTGATATTGATGAACTTACACCGGAAGAACAAAAACAATTGGAAATTGAAAAAAGAAACGTAATCAATGCGATTATAATGGGTAAAGGTAAAAAAGGTCAATTTGCTTATCAAATGTATAAAGACAGATTAGACGCTATTGATCCTAGATTATATACTTTGTACAACAAAATTATGGGTGCAAATGATTTAATGTATTTTACAGATGAAGATTTAATTGAAGCTCTTGGTGGAAATGCCGCTGGTGCTGCTGGTAAAATGGAACCAAATGACGACGATGAAGAAGAAGATGACGAACAAGGTGGTGAAGAAGAGGAAAATGATACGTATTATGCAAATGGTGTTATTTTTCCAATTTTACTTCACGAGTTATTTAAATCATTTTCTATGGTTCAATCAAGAGCTCAATGGAAAGATATGGACCCAGAAATGGCTGGTGCTGTAATTGGTCAAACAGATACAATGCAGAATGAACCAATGAATTTTAGAGTTGGTGCCGAACTTGTAAGAAAAATTAGAACATTACTTCCGGAAGAATTAATTTTAGTACCGGATAGTAAAAAATATATTCCATTTTTTGAACAGGCTCTTTATAGTGTACCGGCTGAAGATTTCTTAAAAAATATAATTGCTAATGTTATTTCTAATGATAAATCAGATAATCAAAAAGCACAAAAAAGATTTGAGGAGTTATTATCAAAAGCAAAATCTGAATACAAAAAGTATAAAGAAACTTCTGATAAAGATTTTGATGAGGATGAAGACGAAGATGATTTATTATCACAATTAGGATTATAAAATATATCTATAATTAATTTAAACCCCCTTTTATGAAAATAACTGGGGGTTTGATATTTATATAAAAATATCTTTATGGGTTTAACTAAAGAACAAGTAATGTTAGAGTATGTAAAATGTATGAAGGATACACCATACGCATTAAGAACATATCTACAAACATATGATAATACAGTATCAAAATATGTTCCTTTGGAATTATTTCCAGATCAAGTTTCATTGTTAGATGACTATGAAGAATATGAAGAAAATATCGCTTTAAAATATCGTCAAGCCGGTGTATCGACAGTAACTGCCGCTTGGACATCAAAAAGATTAGTTTTTGCAAAAAAAGAAAGACCAGAAAAAATTCTAATTATTGCCAACAAACTTGATACATCAATGGAGATGGCTAATAAAATTAGGGCGTTTGTTGAGCAATGGCCTAGTTGGGTTGGAACTGGGTTTTCAGCAGATAAAAATTCACAAAGACATTATAAATTGACAAACGGTTGTGAAGTAAAAGCCGTTGCAACATCAAGAGATGCGTTAAGAGGTTATACACCAACAATTCTTATTTTTGATGAAGCGGCGTTTATTGAAGCTGACGGTGATTTCTGGGCGGCTTGTATGGCATCACTTTCTACAGGTGGTAAAGTAATTGTCGTATCAACACCAAACGGTTATGACCCAATTTATTATGAAATTTACAATCAAGCAACAAAAGGAATAAATAACTTTAAAATCTCTGAAATGTTTTGGTGGAAAGACCCAAGATACTCAAAGGATTTGTATTTGGTTCCAACAGATGATATGGTTGATTATTTATTACACAAAGATGAGAGAGACCATTCTGGTAATGTTTCATTTGCAGATACAGACCCATATGATAGGGACTACGAACAAATAAAAGAATATTTTTCACAAGGATACAAACCGTGTTCTACTTGGTATGAGAAGATGGTTAAAAAATTAAAGTATGATAAAAGAAAAATAAATCAGGAGCTTAACTGTGAATTTCTTGGTTCCGGAGATAATGTATTTGACGGAAAACAACTTGATTATATCAAACAAAATACACTACAAGATGCACCAAATAAAATGATGGGAAATGCTCTTTGGATGTGGAAGGAACCAATTGAGGGACATAAATACATTATGGGTGTTGACGTATCCCGTGGAGATAGTGAAGACTTTTCATCAATTCAAATAATTGATTTTGATGATAGAGAACAAGTTTTTGAATATGTTGGGAAAATCCCACCAGATGCTTTAGCTGAAATTGCATATAAATGGGGACTAATGTATAACGCATTTTGTGTTGTGGATATTACAGGTGGTATGGGTGTTACAACAGTAAGAAAAATGCAAGAACTCGGTTATAAAAATTTATATATTGATGGTGTTGACTCTACAAACATTTGGGCTTACAACCCAAAAGCTCAAGATAAAATTCCAGGAATTAATTTTAATAACAAAAGAGTTCAAATTATTGCGGCATTTGAAGAATATGTTAGACATAAATTTAAAATTAGAAGTTCACGACTTTATAATGAAATGAATACATTTATTTATGTAAATGGAAGACCAGACCATCAAAAAGGACAACACGATGACCTTATTATGGGTATATCTATGGCAATATACGTTGGTGAATCTTCATTCTCAAAACTAGAAAAAGTTGTAGAAAAAACAAAAGTTATGATTAACTCTTGGACTGTAACAGAAAATGAAAGTGTTAAAGAAATAATAAATTTTAACCCATATATTCCAACCGGACCAAATCAAAATCATAATAGAAATAATGAAGCATCAAAAAATGATTATATAAAATACGGTTGGTTATTTGGTACAAAAATGTAAAAATGGGATTAGAAAGAAGAAAAAGGTCGGGTAATTTAATTGGTGGTTCTAGATTGGTAGTTCCCGGACAAGACATCTATAATGTAAAAAAATTCCAACCATCATTTAATAAAAAGGGGTCAAAGAGGGATGAATTTTTTGTCCCACCACCAGTTACAACTACAACAACTACAATTATTCCAGTTCAAACCTGTAATATTGAGACACAACAAAATTTTCAAATTATAACTCAAGGATTTGATAATTTAATATGGTGCTAAAACATTTCCTTTTAATTAAAGATATTTAAAATATAAGTATGGAACAAAATAAAAATGATAATTTAACAGTATGGCAAAGGTTGTCACAAACCTTTGGGCCAAACTCACTATTAAATCAAGATTACCCAACATATAAGCTTGATAGGGATGTCTTGTTAAAGACAAATGACAAACTTGAATTTGAAAGACAAAAATTACAAGCACAACAAACAATGTATCTTGCCGGTCAATGGGCAAAGATTGAAAACAATCTTTACACGCAAGCGGTATATTATGAACCAACAAGATTGGCATCATTTTACGATTACGAATCAATGGAGTTTACACCGGAAATATCAACAGCTCTTGATATATATTCCGAAGAATCAACAACACCGGATAAAGACGGTAAACTGTTACAAATTTATTCTGAATCAAAAAGAATTAGAACAATTCTTGAGGATTTATTTATAAATGCGCTTGATGTTAATACAAATTTACCAATGTGGATTAGAAACACATGTAAATATGGTGACAACTTTGTATATCTAAAATTGGACCCAGAAAAAGGTATTGTTGGTTGTATGCAATTACCAAACATTGAAATTGAAAGATTGGAAAGAGGTATGGCAGCAAAATCAGTAAATGCTGAGGTTGACCCAAAACAAAAAGGTTTAAGATTTCATTGGAAAACAAAAGATTTGGAATTTAATACTTGGGAAATAGCACATTTTAGATTATTAGGTGATGATAGAAAATTACCATACGGAACATCAATGTTAGAAAAAGCCCGCCGTATTTGGAAACAGTTATTGTTGTCCGAAGACGCGATGTTAATATATAGAACTGCAAGAGCCCCAGAAAGACGGGTGTTTAAAGTATATGTTGGGAATATGGATGACAAAGATGTTGAGGCTTACGTACAAAGGGTTGCAAACAAATTTAAAAGAGATCAAGTTGTTGATAATAAAACTGGAAATGTTGATTTAAGATTTAATCAAATGGCCGTTGACCAAGATTATTTTGTCCCCGTGAGAGATCCTGCCGCACCAAGCCCAATTGATACTTTACCAGGTGGACAAAATATGTCCGAAATTGCCGATATTGAGTATATTCAAAAGAAACTTGTTACAGCACTTCGTATTCCAAAAGCATATCTTGGTTTTGAGGAAGCCCTTGGTGATGGAAAAAATTTGGCATTACTGGATATTCGTTTTGCTAGAACAATAAATAAGATTCAAAAAAGTGTAATTTCAGAATTAAATAAAATTGCAATCATTCATTTATTTTTATTAGGGTTTGAGGACGAATTACAGAATTTTACATTAGGTCTTACAAATCCATCAAAACAAGCTGACTTGTTAATGGTTGAGGTCTGGAAAGAAAAAGTTGCGTTATATAAAGAACTTGTTGCTGAAATCCCAAAATCATTACAGGCCACCTCTGCTACTTGGGCTAAGAAACATATATTTGGTTTTTCTGATGAAGATATTAAACTTGATATACAACAAATAAGATTAGAAAGAGCAGTATCTGCCGAATTAGATAATACGGCAACAATAATTACAAAAACAGGATTGTTTGATACTGTTGATAAATTATACAAACAAGTAACTGGAACAACACAAGTAGGAGCTGCCGCACCAGCACCACCACCGGGAGGTGATATGGGAATGGCTCCACCACCGGGAGGAGAAGCAGGAGGAGCACCACCGCCAGCACCAGGAGGTGAAACATTACCGGAAGAAAAGAAAAATGATAATTTAAATATACTTTTAGAAAGTGATGATTTAATGGGTGATTCATATATTGATTTATCAAAAGGAAAAAATTCATTGGGGTCAATTGAAGATGAATTGTTAAAATTGTTAGGTGACTAATATTTATAATAAAAAATAGTTATGAAATTTGGTTTAATTAAT